GACCAAGAGCTTCGCGACCCCGTCGATGTTCGTCAATGCCCCTCACTACAAGGAAGGCACGGCGAACACCAGCGGCGGCATCCCGGCCGTCCTGCACGACAACGAGGCCGTCATTCCGCTGAGCCGTGGCCGCAAGGTCCCGGTTGATCTGGGTGGCGCAGCCAAGAAGGGCACGCAGGTCAATCAGGTGTTCAACATCCAGACGCCAGACGCGAACTCGTTCCGCAAGAGCGACCAGCAGATTGCCTCGAACATGCACGCACAGGCCGCTCGCGCCTACCGCCGCAACAACTGAGCCTGACCGACATTCTAACTTGACATGCACCGACATTGTCAGTAGACGGTCAGGCTCATTCAAGCAGGAATCTTCATGCAAATTGCACAATTCCATGAAGTCCGATTCCCGGAGGACATCTCTTATGGGTCCTCCGGTGGTCCGGGCTTCAAGACCACCGTGATCGAACTGGCTTCGGGTCACGAGCAGCGCAACATCGTCTGGTCCTTGGCTCGCGCCACCTATGACGCCTCCTATGGCGTCAAGAACCGCGAGGCGATGGAAGACGTGCTCGATTTCTTCCACGCCCGGCGCGGCAAGGCATATGGCTTCCGCTTCAAGGACTGGATGGACTTCGCGCTGGATCGGCAGGTGATCGGTCAGGTTGACACCGACGGCGATGTCGAACTCCAGATTTACAAGCGCTACGAGCCGCTGACCGCGCACTATTACGATCGCCCCCTGCTCAAGCTGGTGCCCGATACCGTCCACTGGTGGGTCAACGGCGAAGCGCAAGACCCGATCGCCATCAGCACCACCACCGGCATCATCTCTGCATCCGGCCTGACGCCCAACGCGGTGGTCGAAGCGCAGTGCGAGTTCGATGTCCCGGTCCGTTTCAACACCGACGAAATGCTGGTCACCCACGACGATTATGAACTGATGTCGTGGCCGTCGATCCCCCTCGTCGAACTCAAGCCGCGCTGATCCCCCATGAAAGAAATCTCCGCCGCCCTCTCTGATCACCTCGATCAGGAAGTCACCACGCTTTGCTCGTGCTGGAAGATCGTGCGTCGGGACGGTGTCGTCTTCGGCTTCACGGACCACGACCGCGACATCTTCATCGACGATGTCCTCTACGAGGCCGAGGCCAGCTACAACCGCACCGCGATCGCGACTTCGTCCGACTTCTCCGTCGCCAATCTCGATGTCAGCGGCATCCTCGATTCCGACCGCATGACCGAATATGATCTGCGCGCCGGCCTGTTCAACCGCGCCGATGTGTATGTCTTCGTCGTCAATTGGGCAGACCTGAGCCAAGGCATTCTCCGCGTCCGTCGTGGGTGGTTTGGTGAAGTCTCGCTGCTCAACAACGGCACCTTCACCACCGAGATTCGCGGCCTCGCCCAAGCGCTGTCGCACAACTTCATCGAAGTCTATTCGCCGGAGTGCCGGGCGGACTTCTGCGATTCCCGCTGCAAGCTCAACATCGCTGACTTCACCAACAGCGGGACGGTCACGTCCAGTTCCGGTTTTGACAGCTTCGCGGCCAGCGCGCTCCCGGACGCACCGACGACCGGGACCTCAGCCGGTGCTCACAAGACATGGGCGATCCACCCTTATGGGTTCCCCTTGGGACAGATCGTCGGCATCGCCGAGGTGCGTCTGTGGGACCAGCAGGGTAATCTCATCGAAGGCGGCCGGGTCACTGACATGGCCTATCTGGTGAGCAAGGACAAGTCGATCCAGAAAGCCTTGAACGAGGTGGATGACGCCAGCGAGTATGACTACGACGAGGGCACCTACAAGGAGATCGTCAAGGGACGCGGCCCGAAGAAGGCGCGCGACGCCCGCATGGACACGGGCTGGCGCACCACGCTGATCCCGGACACCGTCACTGAGATGACGGACATCCGCCTGATCTTCACCTTCGACACTCCGGTCGATGTGAAGACCGTCGAGATCATCACCCCCTCGCGATTCGAGGAAGCGCCGACCGCCTTCACCTTGGAATATACCGACGACGACATCGACGCCGTCGATCGCATCAAGGATTTGGCACAAGCCCGCACGGCCTATTTCAACCTCGAATGGGGCGTCGCCAAGGATTGCTCGCACGTCTTCACCGCCGCTGGCCAGTCGGCCATCTGGGGGCTGGGGTCGGGTGACGACACTCCGATCAACATCGCGGACGTGCCGGTCGATATTCCGCCGCCCTACAACTCCGTCTCGACCTACGAGGGCGGGACGATCAAGTGGCTGTCAGGGCGCAATATGGGCCGCGTGGTCGAGATCACCGACTATGCGGACGACACGAACACGGTCACCTTGTTCGAGAGCATGTCCTACGCGATCGCGGTTGGCGACACCTTCGAGATCACCCAAGGATGCGACGGCTCCCTCGCCCGGTGCAAGCTCTACAACAACGTCATCAACCGTCGTGCGGAGGACTACATCCCCGGCAACGACGAATACATGAAGTATCCCGATGCCAAGTAATCATGATCTGATCGAAGCCGCCCGCAGCTATATGGGCTGCAAGTGGATGCACCAAGGCCGCAATCGTGCTGGTATCGATTGCGCCGGTCTCATCGTCTGTGCGACGGCCGACGCCGGTTCGCCCATCGCGGACATGCAGGGCTACCGCCGATCGCCTGACCCTGAGAAGTTCCTCGGCCACATCCGCGACAACACCCTCCCCGAGATCGAGCCGCTGCCGGGAACCATGGCGATCTTCCGGGGCAGTTCCCAGCCCTGCCACATTGGCATCTTCACCGAGTATCAGGGCGTGCTCGGATTCATCCATTCCAACGCTTCGGTCGGGCAGGTCATGGAGGAGCCTTTCCTCCACGAGTGGCCGCGCCTGCTGATCGAAATTCGCCGCTTCAAGGGATTTGATTACTAATGGGTCAGCTAGTCATGACCGTCGTCGGCGGCGTCGCAGGTTTTCTGGTCGGCGGCCCGATGGGCGCTGCTATCGGTATGCAACTCGGTGGCATGGTGGGCGGCCTGCTGTTCGGTCCGTCGATCAAAGGCCCGCGCCTGCAAGACCTCAAGGTCACCGCCTCGACCTACGGCGCGGCCATCCCGGAAATCTATGGGACGGTCCGCCTTGGCACGAACCTGATCTGGACCTCCGGCATCAAGGAAACCAAGCACAAGAGCGGCGGTAAGGGTGCCCCCAAGCAGACGACCTATACCTACGACGCCACCTTCGCCGTCGGCCTGTGCCGGGGACCGATCACGAACGTCCTGCGTATCTGGGCCGACGGCAAACTGATCTGGGATCAATCGAGCAGCACCTCACGCACCATCGGTGGCACGTTCGGTAACTTCGACTTTGGCAGCGCTTTGGTCACCTTGATGAGTTCGAAATCGAAGGGCAAGAAGAGCGTAAAGGTCCGCGTCTATCGTGGCACCGAAGACCAGCTTCCTGACTCGCTGATCTCGGCTCATAAGGGCGCGGGCAATGTCTCGGCGCACCGTGGCCTGTGCTATCTCGTGTTCGAAAAGCTCCAGCTTGACGATTTCGGTAATCGCATCCCGTCGATCACCGTCGAGGTGAGCAAGACCGAAGCAGCCGCCTTCCCTGCGATCGCTGCTACGTCGTCGGGCGCAACCTCGCCGATCTACAGCACTTGGTATCCTGATTGGGAGACCGGCCGCATCTACGCGAACGTCGGCGGAGGCTCCGTCAAGGTCTTCGACCTCGGCACCATGGCCGAAATGTATGCGACCCCGCTGTCCGGCGGGCGGACCACTGCGTTCACGCCATCCGGGAACTCGGGCAATTATGTCGTTCCGGGCGCAGGTCTCTACTTCTCCGAAGTCGGGACCGGCAACTCGCGCCCGATCGAGATGTATGAGATGAACGGGTTCAGCCGAATGGACACGATCGGTAAGGACGGGTCGTCGCTGGGCGGCGTGTTCATCGATGCCTCCGGGAACCTGATCGAGCAGTATGGCGCGCTGGGGACGGCAGGCCATACCTATGTCAACGGCGGCACCGGCCGGCAACTCTATTACATGCACTTCGACCACACCCGGTCGGTGTGGTGCTTCGCCCAGAACGATAGCATCCCTGTGTTCACCGAGAAGGCTCCCTTCACCCCGAGCAACGCATTCTCGGGCCGTCAAGGCGACAACTCCTCGGAGATCATTGGCTGGCGCTCGGCGAACAACCGCCTCGAACTCCTGATCTATAACATCCCGGCCGGGTCGAAAGGCAACGTCGCAACTGACGCGAATGGTTCTCGCTGGACTCAGTCCAGCGGCTGGTCCAGCCGCACGGCTTATCTTGTCCCGACCGGACACACACGCTTCACCCCTCGGGTTGTGCTTTACGATCCGACCGACGACTGCATCTTCGCGATGGGCATCAACCAGAGCGGCGTGGCTGTCGCTTTCAAGTGGTCGGTCCCGAACAACACCTACAAGTTCGTCACCACACCTGCGAACCTGAAACCACCGACGGACATGAAGCACAGCCGGATCGCTGGCGGCTCCTTCGGCTGGTATACCTACACGTTGTCCACCGGGGCGTTGTTCCAAGAGATCGACATCCAGACCGGAGCCTTGACCCTCAACAAGGGTATTTCCACCACAGATATGCAGTGGGGATCGGCAGCAGCCGCCGGCGGCAACCAGTATTGGGACGACCAGTCCGGCAGCTTGGTCATGGCCACGCAGAACGCCTACCGGCGCGTCTATTTCCGATCGACCGGCGAAGCCAGCACGGTGGAGAACGTCGCCCGCGCCATCTGCCTTCGCAGCGGCGTCCTGACCAACGATGACCTCGACTTCACGGAACTGTCGGAAGGGAGCCTCGTCGGCTACCTGATCGATCGCGAATGCTCGGCGCGCGATGCCCTCAAGCAGCTTGCCACCGGCTACCTGTTCGACGGGTTCGAGAGCGACTACCGGCTCAAGCTGCGCTCGCGCGGCCTGACCACGGCTGTCACCATCCCGGAGGACTGGATCGGATCGGGCGATGACGGCATGACCGTCAAGGAAACGCTGACGCAGGAACTCGAAATGCCGATGCGCGTCTCGGTCAACTATTACGACGTTGCCCGCGACCATCAGCAGAACACTCAATCTGCCAAGCGTGTTTCCGCACCTGTCCCGACCATGTGGACGGCGAAGGAAGAGATCATGGAACTGCCGATCACATGGCAGGCATCCAACGCCAAGCAGTGCGCCGAGAAGATTCTCAAGATGATGTGGGCGAACCGCTGGAGCTACCAGTTCACGCTGCCGTGGCGCTACATGAAGTATGACCCGGCAGACATTGCTTCGGTCCAGCTTCGCGACGGCACGACCTACACCATGCGCTTCAACTCGGTGAACATCGGCGCTGACTTCACGATGGAAATCGATGCCGTCAGCGAGCGCGCTGCCGCCTATGTCTCGACCGCCGTGGGTAGCTCGGGCGACGCACCGGTGCAATATATCCCGGTCACCTACCCGTGCCAGCCGTTCGTCATCAACACGCCGTTGCTGCGTGACATCGACTACAACACGGACGGCAACTCGACGCTGTATCTGACGGTGGTCACCGACGCGCCGGTCTTCAATGGGGCCTACCTCTACATGAATGCCGGCGGCGGGGTCAATTTCGAAGCCATCGGCCACATCTCGGCGGACAACCTCTCCGGCCTCGTGGTGAATGCCCTCCCGCAGACCAAGAGCTACGAGTCCACCGACGAACAGACGGTCCTCCGGGTGCGCCTGACCGACGACGACGCCGAACTGGAATCGGTCCTGCAAGAGGATATGCTGACCGACTACCTGAACGCCGCTGTCGTGGGTGAGGAGATCATCCAGTTCCGCGACGCGGCGAAGCAGGAAGACGGTTCGTGGCATCTGTCTGGCATCCTGCGTGCCCGCCGTGGCACCAACTATGCCGTCAACAACCACAAGCCGGGTGAGCGCTTCCTCCTGCTGGCTGAATCGGTCCTGATCAAAAACAGCCGCCCGCCGGAAGATTATTACACGACCGATACCTTCAAGGCTGTGCCGGACACCGGTGCAGTGGAAGACGCGGTCCCTTACGCTTCCAAGCTGGTTCCGCGCGATCTGATGCCTTACACCCCGGAGGACTTCGGGATCGAGGACGACGGCACGACGGTATCGATCACCATGAGCCGTCGCTCGCGGGTGATCGACCCGATGCGGGACGGCGGCGAGTTCATCCACTATCGAGAGGGCGACAAGGCAAGCGCCCGTATCATGTGGAGCGTCTGGGCCGGACTCACCTTGAACGACACGGCAACCGTCAAGACGCCGACGATCTCCGCCCCGCTCCCGTTGTTTGACGCGGCCGGGCTGGACATCCCGCCGGTTGTCACCTTCCCACTCGCTTCTCTTGGTGGCGCTACGGGCTTCCTGCTCAAGGCATATGAGACGGGGTATGCGGACGGCACACCCAAATGGATGCACTTCGAACGCATCGACACCAACCGCTGGAACATGACCGAAGTCTATTGACTTTCGAGCACCGACAGTTTAAGTGAACACACTGTCAATTGAGGATAGTATGCCGACAACGCCGATTCTGGGGATCAATCAAGTCTCCGCATCCCAGAACCAGAAAGAAGTCACCATTAACGACGCGATCCTCGCGTTGGAAGCGGCGACGAACGCTACCCTGTCGGTCTCGCTGGCCCCCGCCAACAGCTACTCGCTGTCGGCGATGCAGGCTTCGCGCAACATGATCTTCCACGGGATCGAAGCGACAGAACCCTGTCAGCTTCGCTTCCCGAACGAAGTCAACGGCATCCCGTTCAACCGGACCTTCGTGGTCCGCAACACCTCCACCCAGCCTCTTACCGTCCAGTTCGCTTCCGGCACCGGCGACACCGTCGTCGTGCCGAACGGACAGGCGCGCTTGGTCGCGGCTGTCAACGGACAGGACATGATCGTCGCGGCCGAGCCGGAAGTGCCGGTCTCGTTCATGAGCCTGAATGACTCGCCGGGAACCTACGCCGGCAATGCCGGCCGGGTGCTCGCGGTCAATCTCGAAGAGAACGCAATCGAGTTCGTCGATGTGTCGGTCTTCCCCTCCTACACCGGGAACGCCAACAAATATCTGGTGCTCAACGGAACGGCAACAGCGGTCGAATGGCGCACGCTGTCGATGACGTTCGCCCAGCTTACCGATACGCCGACAGGCTTTGCCGGGATGTCTGGTAAGCTCGTTGCCGTCAACCCAAGCGAAACTGGTGTCGAGTTCATCGACATCCCACCGATCGAAGCCATGTCATCGGTCTCGTCCACGCGCTGGCGCATCCGCACCGTCGAGGCGGGCGCGGAGTTGCAGGTCGGTTGGGGCGAGATTGAAATGCTCGACGTGGATGGCTTCAACCGCGTCGCATCGGGCGTGGTAACGGCCTCGTCGTTCGATACAGGCCGGGAAGCTGCTTACGCCTTCGACGGCCTGACCAGCGAGGGTAATGGCTGGCTCTCGGTCGAGGGCGACCTGATCGGCTCGTGGATCGAGTATGAGTTCCCGACCGCTCAGTCGATCCGCAACGTCCGCCTCTACCCCATCAATGGCTTCCCCGAGTTCAGCCCGGCGCAGTTCATCATCGAAGCCGCTTCGGGCATCGAATGGGTTGACCTTGGGCAACGCGAGCCGGCCGCATGGGAAAGCGGCATTTCACAGACATTCTCAGTTAACGGTATAGCGCTTGAAACTATCGAGGAAGCTCCCTCGGGTGGTGGAACCTATGCGCGTCGCAACGGCGAGTGGGAAGAGATCAGTGAAGTCGTCCGCGACACGATCGGGGCCGCCTTGCGCGCGGGGTCCAACGTCTCGATCAGCGTGAACGATACGGCTGACACCATCACGATCAGTGCGACCAACACGACCGACCCGGAAGTCGTCCGCGACACGATGGCGGCTGCGCTCGTGGCCGGCGCGAACACCCAGCTTGTGGTGGACGACAACGCCAACACGATCACGATCAATTCGATCACGCCGGGCAGCACTGCTGACCCGGAGTTCATCCGCGACACGATCGGGGCCGCGCTGGTCGCCGGGACCAATATCGCGATCACGGTCAACGATTCCAACGACACGATCACGATCCACTCGACCGGCACGTCGGACGGCGAGTTCATCCGTGACACGATCGGCACCGCGCTCCGTTCGGGCAGCGGCGCTTCGATCGTGGTCAACGACGGCGCGGACACCATCACGATCTCCGCCGACCCGGAGTTCATCCGCGACACCATTGGAGACGCGGTGCGTAGTGGCGTCGGCGTCACCGTCTCGGTGGACGACGCAGCCAACACCATCACCTTCGCGGCCGACCCGGAATATATCCGAGACACGATCGGAACCGCTCTCGTCGCCGGCACGGGAACGACCGTCACGGTCAACGATGCGGGCAACACCATCGCCGTCAACTCCGACCCGGAGTTCATCCGGGATACGGTCAGCGAGGCGCTGGTCGCGGGCATTGGCATCGCGATCGCGGTTGACGACGACAACAACACCATCACCATCACGGCGACGAGTAGTGGCGGCGAGGGAGGCTTCGATGCCGAGAGCGTGCGCGACACGATCGCTGCCGCCTTGGTGGCCGGTAACGGCATCCAGATCGCCGCGAATGATGCGGCCGACACCATCACTGTCGCGACGGACCCGGAGTATATCCGCGACACGATCGGCGCAACATTGGTCGCCGGGGCCAATGTTACCATCAGCGTCAACGACGCGGCCAATACCATCACGATCGCGGCGGCGTCTTACGATTCCGAAATCGTCCGAGACCTGATCGGCGCGACGCTGGTTGCCGGCACGGGCGTGACCATCGCTGTGGACGATGCTGGCAACACGGTCACGATCTCGTCTGCGGGTATCGATCTGGAAACCGTGCGTGATGCGATCGGCACCACGCTCGTGGCGGGTGATGGTATCACCATCGACGTGAACGACACCGCAAACACGGTGACGATCTCGGCCACCGGAACCGGCGGGACAACCGATGCGGAATATATCCGCGACACCATCGGAGCCGCGCTGGTTGCCGGGACGGGGACCACTGTCACCGTTGACGACGACGCCAACACCATCAAGGTCAATGCGACGTTCGGCGCGGAAGAAGCTCTCGATCTGATCGGTGCTTCGCTCGTGGGCGGTCCCTATGTCACCGTCACGCCCGACGACGCCGCGAATTCCATCCAGATCGACGTGACGCCCGACCCGGAAGCGGTGCGCGATACCGTGGCAGCAGCACTGGTGGCCGGGCAAGGTATCGAGATCGTTCACAACGATTTCATGAACTCGATCACCATCACCAACCTTGGTCTCGGAACGCAGGACGCGGAGACCATTCGCGACGTGATGATGGCCGCCTTCCGTCCGCGCAATGGCGTCCTCATCACGGAGGATGACGGGAACAACCTGATCTATGTCGAGAGCGACCCGGAGTTCATCCGGGATACGATCGGCGCAACCATGCAGGCCGGTGCCGGCATGTCAGTGACGGTGGACGACACCGCGAACACGATCACCTTGGGGATGAATACTGAGTCTCTGATTGACACGGTCGCAGCGTCTGTGTCGGGGGCATCGGGGGCGGTCGTTACTTATGATGATCCCAACAACGTCATCAATTTCGCGGTAGACCCGGAATTCATCCGTGACACGGTCGGCGCGACTCTCGTCGCAGGGGCCGGTGTGGGTATCGGCGTGAACGATGCCGCTAATACGATCACCATCTCGGCCACCGGATCAGCGACGATCCCGTTCATCTATGCGCCGTCGCTTTTCTACCCCGGTATCATGACTGCTGCGGGTGTGATCCTGTTGCGTCACGCTTTCGTCACCGAGGCACAGCTTCCAGCAAACTGCGCCGGGTCGCAGGGAGGGGCATCCGCACTGGCGTCCCTGTCAGCAGTTTACAAACTCCAGAGAGCCGCTGCTGCGACCCCCACCGTGTTCTCCGATGTAGGCACGATCACTTACAGCACCGGGTCGCTTACCCCGACCTTCGCAACCGCCGGGGCCGCCGTCATCACTTTCTCGGCGGGGGACATCCTTCAAGTCGTAAGCCCTGACTCACCGGACGCCACCCTCGCCAACATCAACCTCACCTTTCTCCTGAACAGGATTTCCTAACATGACTTTCCGACTCTATCGCCACGATGATGACTCGGCCCCGGTGCTGAATGGGCAGATCGGTTCCCTGACCAATCTGTTGGACGCAGTTCTTGTCAACGGCTACGGAACCAAGCCCGCCGCCGGCTGGACGATCGCGCAGACCGGAACCAACAAGCGTGGCTACCAGCAAGGGGACGGAGGAAACCACCCAACCGGTATCATTCTCTATATGGACGACACCGCGCCGGGCGCAGGTGGCGCTCGTGAAGTGCGTGTCTGCGGCTTCGAGACCATGACGGCTATTACTCCCGTCGGCACAGGCCAGTTCCCGAACGCCTCGCAGTCTTCGATCGGCACGGGCTTCTTGTCGGTCCGCAAATCGAACACCACCGACGCCACCGCCCGTCGCTGGTGGATTGTTGCGGATGCGTGGACCCTCTACCTCTTCGTGCAGACGGGAGACGATACGCCGCCGTGGGAGCCGGGTTTCGGTTTCGTATTCGGTGACTTCGAGAGCTTCAAGACAGGCGACTCTTACGCACAGATCATTATCGGTCGTCTCAGGGAAAACTACACCGACGGCGGAAATGAAACGCTGAGTTCGTGGTCGTGGGGACAAAGCGGCTATACTGTCTTCTCGGACATTCCCGGCCACTATTGCTCGCGCCACTGGAACCAGATCACTCCCTCGGCGCGTGCCGGTAAGATTGCCGACCTCCGCTCCGGGGGTTACTCGCAGTGGACAGGCAGCGGCGGCACGCCCGGAAACGGCGAAGAAGGATCAGCCGCAAACGGGTGGAGCGACAACGACCGCAACTACTTCCCTTATCCAAATCCGGTGGATGGGGCGTTGTGGCTCGCCCCGGTCTACATCAATCAGGCCGGGATGCGGGGGTATCTCCGCAACTTCTGGGTGCCGCAGCATCAAGCGCCTTTCAGCCCCGGCGACACGATCACTGCATCGGAAGGGACGCTTACGGGCAAGAGTTTCGTTGCGGTCAATTCCAACTACCGTCGCCTCGACAACGCGCGCACTCCGACGCAGTTCCTCCTCGAATATTGAGTTAGCGCATGACCACTCGATCCGCCTTTACCCAAGAGCGCTCCAGCGCCGCCACTTCGGTGGTGCTATCGGGAAGCCGCGAAGCCGTTACCATGCGCGGCTCCCTCTTGTCGGACATCACCAGCCCCACCATCTTCGTGCCGTGGCCAGCCGGCACGCAGGAGGGTGACCTCGCTGTGTTCATCGCTTCGTCGGGCTGGGATTTCAGCGCCGTCCCCAACGAAATCCGCATGGAGTATCGGAGTGGAGGCGGCACGCCCGTCTCTGGTTATGCTTTCTCCATCAAAGTTACAGCCGACCACATCACAGCAGGCGGTATTACGATTATCTGTAGCAACGCTTCCTCTGGCGGGATTGGTGTGGCCACCTTTGACGGGTCTCAGAACCCGTCGGCTTCCTTGTTGTGGTCGCGTCAATCCAACACGACGACCGCCCCGTTCGACATGTATATTGGATATGGTGCGAATGATACTTACCTGCTGTTCGCTGCGATCGAAACGAACACCACGGTAAGCTTTGCTGATCACCCGATGACACATACGATCACCGGTCGCCCGGTGTGCTCGGCGTTCGGGGTGTTGTCCGCCCCCGCTGCTCGCAAGGTTAAGGATACCATCACCTTGGGCGCAAACGTGCAGAGCTACGCCGCCGCTGTGCGTGTCAGCCGGGGCGCGGCGAATGGAGGACTGACGGCGACTGCGGTGACGGCGTGCAATGCCGCTGCGGGCACCCGCCAGATTTCCGGTATGACCTATTTCGAAGCCAAGATCGAAGCCTTGGTTGGAACGATGGGTGTTGGATTTGTCAACATTCACCAGAATCGCGGCGTCATTGCACTCGGCACGACCACCAACAATTTCGTCTACCAGAACGACGGCCTCGTCCGCCTCAACAACGTCACTCTGGCAACACTGGCGGCGTTCACCACCGGCGACCGTGTCTCTGTTGCTTACCACCCCGGCTCCAAGCAGGTGTGGTTCAAAGTCAACACCGGAAGCTGGAATAATAACGGCACCGCCGACCCGGCGGCTCAGGTCGGGGGGATCGATGTTAGCGCCTACGATCCGGTCATGGCGTTCCCTGCGGCCAGCTTCTCTGCGCTCAATGGGGTAATCACCCTCACACTGGCAGCGGAGGATTTCCTCTACACCCCTCCGGTGGGCTACCGCAGCATGGAGACCGACACGTTCTCGATCCCGATCATTGATACCTCGCCGCGTTATTCGTCGATTGAAATGACGCATAACTTCGGATTCGTTCATGGTGAGCCGCCTGTTGGTGGACGCATCACGTCGTTCGCCATGCCGGCTGGTCCGCTCAAGACCGTAGCTGGTGCGGTTCAGGAAAATGGCGTTGGCGTCGAAGGTAAGCGCGTTTTGCTCTATAACAAGCGCACGGGAGACCTCCTTGGGGAAGCCTTCACGAATGCTGATGGGAACTTCGTGATCCCGTCTTCGGAGCCTGATGCACCTCATTTTGTCGTGGCCTTCGATGACCCGGAATATAACGCCAAGGTCTTCGATAACGTGGTCCCCGGATAATGGCATACGATCCGCCTGAAACCCCGAACATCATCTTCAACTTCACCACGACACCTTACACACCGCCGGTAACCCCGGACGTTGTGTTCGAGATGACGACCGAAGATGATACCGGCGGCGGAATTTCCTTCGACCCCCGCCGGGTCCAGTTCTTCATCATCACCTAGTCTGTCAGGAGGCGTGGTTCCGCCCGCGCCTCCGACATTCTGACTTGACATTCACCGACAGTTTCAATAGACTATCGGCCAATCGAGGATACTATGCCGACCACGCCGATTCTGGGTATCACCCAAGTCTCCATCGCCCAAAATCAGAAAGAAGTGACCATCAACGACGCGATCCTCGCGTTGGAGGCGGCGACGAATGCCGTCCTGTCGGTCTCGATGGCATCGGGTAACGCCTACACCCTGTCAGCGGCTCAGGCGACCCGCAACATGATCTTCAAAACAACCGCAGCCTCGGCCGCCTGCGAACTACGCTTCCCGGCTGAGGTCAACGGCCTCGCACTCAACCGCTGCTTCGTGGTCCGCAACGAGTCCGGCTTCGCCCTCACAGTCAAATTCGGCACAGGCACCGGCGGTGCGGTGGTCATCCCCAACAACCAATCACGCCTGATCTTCGCCAGCAACGGCGTTGACATGTTCGTGGGTGCGGAAGCTTCGACGACGCTGTCCTTCATGGCCCTGTCGGACTCTCCCGGCAGCTATGCCGGGATGGCTGGCAAGCTGCTCGCCGCTAACACCGAAGAAAATGCGCTGGTGTTCATCGACGCACCGGTCTTCCCGTCCTATGCGGACAAAGCCGGGCAGTTTCTGGTGGTCAACGCAACCGAGAACGGTATCGAGTGGATCACGCCGACCTACGCTGTCGCCTTCACCGAACTGAACGACGCGCCCAACAGCTTCGCCGGATCGGGCGGTAAGCTGGTCGCGGTCAACGGTGACGAAGACGCGCTCGAATTCATCGACCCACCGGCCGCCGAGGTGGTCACCTACGCATCCTCGACCCGCTGGCGCGTCCGCACGATCGTGGGCGGCACCGAAACCAAGATCGGTTGGGGCGAGATCGCCTTCCGCGACGTGGATGGGATCAACCTGACCGGAACCGGCGTCGCCTCCTCGTCGAGCTACGACACCGGCCGGGAGCCTGCCTATGCGTTCGACGGCGACACGGCCGAAGGGATGGGATGGTATTCCGAAGAAGGTAACGTCGCTGACTCGTGGGTCGAATATACGTTCGACGATCCCGAAGTGGTCCGCTCCGTTCGCCTGTGGCCCATCAACGGCTTCCCCGGCTTCTCCCCGACGCAGTTCATCATCGAAGCCTATGTCGATGGTAACTGGATCGCGCTGGGGCAGCGGACGGCCGAGTGGGATGTCGCTGGCGCTCCGACGACCTTCACGGTCAATGGTCTGTCCGTCCCTTCCCTGACTTCCTACCCCTACCAGATCAACCTCTCGGACATGGTCACGGACCTGACGACAGGCGACGGCAAAGCGGCGTGGGTGGTTCCCTATGACTGCACGCTGGTCGAGGTCTTCACGGCGCTCGCCGGAGCGGTATCGTCCGTGGGCGCGGTCACTGTCGCTGCCCGGCTGGGCGGTGTCGATCTCTTCACCACCAACCCGTCGATCGACGCGACCGAAACCACCAACCTTACCGGGACGCTCGCCGCGCTCGGCACGACCGCTCTGACCAAGGGCGACATCATCCTGTTCGACATCGACGCCGCCGGCACGGGAGCCAAGGGCCTGATCGCGACGGTCAAGGTCCTCCCGGCCTAACACAAGGAAAATCAATGAAAGTTGTCAACCACCTCCTCGAAGGGGTTGAAGTCGTGCGTTCGCCGAACGTCTCCGGCTTCATGACTCCGACCGGGGCGATCATGCACTACACCGCCGGCTACACGGCGGACAGCGCCATCAAGACCCTGTGTAATCCGGCGGCCAAGGTGTCGGCGCATCTGGTCATCGACACCGATGGCACTATCACCCAGCTTGTCCCGTTCAACCGTATCGCATGGCACGCCGGGCCGTCGAAGCTGGCCGGCCGCAGCGGCTGCAACAATTTCACCATCGGCTTCGAGTTCGTGAATCCGGGCTACTTCCGCATCGGCAAGGACGGCAAGACCATCATGGATTGGGAAGGCAAGAGCGCCGTCCCTGCCGCGCGCCTCGCCCTGTATGACCTGTCGGTCCGGGCCGCCAACAAGAAGATCGGCGGCGGCACCTTCATCTGGCCGGGCTACACCGATGCCCAGATCGAAGCCGGCCTCGCTGCGTTGGAGGCCATCAAGGAAGCCTACGGCCTCACCCTCATCGCCGGCCACGAAGATGTGGACACCCGGCAGTGGAAGACCGACCCCGGTCCAGCGTTCCCGATGGGCCGTTTCAAGGCGGTCATCAACGCCGCCTCGGACGATCGCTCGGACGGTGCAAAGCCGGCCGTCAGCCGCTTCCTCGTGAACGTCCCCAAGCTCAATGTCCGCCAGTCCCCGCGCTCGGACGCGATGGTCTTGGCGGTGCTGAGCGGCGGATCGGAGGTGGTCGTGATCGAGGACTTGGGCGTCTGGAGCCTCGTGGAATACGCACCGGGCCAGCAGGGCTACCTCTCCGACCAATACCTCAAGAAGGGGTAAGCCATGGACCCGATCACCGCCGTCTCTCTCGGCGCGAAGCTCAAGAGCTTCTTCTCCTCGAAATGGTTCTGGGCCGTCCTGCTGCTGATCTCAGTGGCAGGCGGAACCTACTGGTATCTCGACCAGAGCAAGGACGAGGCGGTCGCGACGGCGGTGAAGGGAGCCGACACCGCTGCGACGATCCAGTCGCATGAGGCCAAGGAGGAGGTGGAGGCGCGCACCGCTCCGATCGAGACGCAATACATCATCAAGCGCGAGCAGACGATCAAGGATTACACCAATGTCCGCAACCAAGCAGCAGCCGCGCCAGCCGATGAGCGCAACGCTCAAGCCCCTCGCCTTATCATTGATACTCTCAATGAGCTTGACCGCCTGCAATCCCTCCGGGACCAGCCGGCTGGGGTTCCTGACACCTCAGTTCCAGTCGGCTGAACTCGAATGCCTCAACCGCCCCCGTGGGCAGTTGCCGGCCACCGCCACCGTTGAACAGGTCAACGACCGGATCGTCGATATTGACGAAGCCGGGGAAGACTGCCGCCAGAAGCTCGCCCGTGCCCGAATGAAGGTCGAGGTCTTCAATGAGGTGGTCACCGAAATGAACAAGAAAGCCAAGAAGGACTGATCCCCGACATGATCCCGACGACCCTCCTCTCCCCTCTCCTGTCCGCCAAGATTCTCAAGGACTCGATCTCGCCGGAAGGCGTGCGCCTGACGACCATGGAATTGGTCTACCCGCGATTCATCCATAGCGAACTGATGACCCACCGGGTGTTCAGCCGCAACGCCTCCTCCAGCCGCGCCATCCCGACCAAGCGTGCGATCCAGATGATCCGTGACCACCCGGCCCTGCCGGCGTCGTGGCGCATGAACCAGCGCGGTATGCAGGGCTATGTCGTCGCCCCGCAGGACGTGGCCTTGCAGGCTCAGGAAATCTGGCTCAACGCCATGGAAGCCTCGATCTTCTGGGCCGAGCAGATGGACATGCTGGGCATCCACAAGCAGGCGGTCAACCGCATCACCGAACCCTACGCCCACATCAAGGTCGTCGTCACCAGCGTCTATTGGGACAACTGGTTCGGCCTGCGGGATCACCCGGCCGCCGACCCGACGATCGCCGCTCTCGCCGCCCAGATGAAGGAAGCCTTCGACGCCAGCACGCCCAAGGCGCTGGGTCTGGGCGAATGGCACCTCCCCTACATCAGCGACGAAGAACTGGCCGTGCTGGGCGTCAGCAATGCGATCAAGGTATCGGCCGCCCGCTGCGCCCGGACCAGCTACAACAACCACGATGGCACCGCCACGGTGCTGGACAAGGACATCGCTCTGCACGACTCCTTGCTGGTTGACCAGCCGATCCACGCCAGCCCGGCTGAGCATCAGGCAACGCCCGACTCCCGCGTCAACCAGCGCGGCATGTGGATGAAGCCGGAACTGCATGGTAACCTCCCCGGCTACATCCAGTATCGCAAGATGCTGCCGAACGAGAACATGGACAAGCTCGTTTAACACACCGACATTCTTACTTGACACAATGTCCCGTCATGCTAGTCATGGCGGGACATTTTGATTCTGGAGACAGCATGGATTACCGCGACGAACATTTCGTCCTCCTGCGTGAGATGGCCGAGGCCGACATTGCCTATTACGAGCATGACGACCCGTTCCTGACGGACGAGGAATATGACGCGATCCGCAAGAAGGTTCGCGCCCTCGAAGAGGCACACCCCGAACTGATCAAGCCGGACAGCCCGACCCAGAAGGTCAGCGGCGCGGCGTCGGACGCCTTCACCAAGGTCACCCATCGCCAGCGCATGGAGAGCTTGGACAACAGCTTCTCCCCGGCCGACGTGTCCGAGTGGGCGGCCAAGAATGCAGACGGCGAGCCGATCCTTGGCGAACTCAAGATGGACGGCCTCAGCCTCTCGCTCACCTACAAGAAGGGTGAGCTTGCGATGGCCGTCACACGCGGCGACGGCGCGATCGGCGAGGACGTGACGCACACCGCCCGCGAGATCGTGGGCCTGCCCACGACGATCTTCTATGAGGAAGGTCAGGACGACCTGATCGAGATTCGCGGCGAGGTCTACATGACCCACGCAGCGCTCGAAACGCACAACACCAACGTCGAGATGGGCACCGCCGCCAAGGGCGACAAGAAGCTGGCCAACTGCCGCAACGCGGCGGCCGGCGCGCTGCGCCAGAAGGACCCCAAGGTCACCCGTCGTCGCCAGATTCACTTCATGGCCTTCGGTGTCTCGGACGAGACCTTCACCGACATCGACGATGACACCGACGTTCTCGACTATGTCGAGTCCTTGGGCTTCGAGGTCGTGCCGCGCTTCGCCATCATGCCCGATGGCAAGGCGATCGAGCAGCAGATCACCAAATATTCCGAGCAGCGTCCGCACCTGCCCTATGACATCGACGGCATCGTCTGGAAGCTGAACAGCCGCGCCGCCCGCAAGGCGATGGGTTCGACCAGTCGCGCCCCGCGCTGGGCGACCGCCTACAAGTTCCCGGCCGAGCGCAAGGTGACGACCCTCCTGAACGTCGAGTTTCAGGTCGGCCGCACCGGCGCAGTCACACCGGTAGCTGTGCTGGAGCCGGTCAACGTCGGCGGCGTCATGGTGTCCTCGGCCACCCTGCACAATGAAGACGAGATCAAGCGCCTCGGCATCGAGATCGGTGACCCCGTCGTCATCCAGCGTGCCGGTGACGTGATCCCGCAGATCGTCGGGCATCCTGACGGTGTTGAACTCGATGACGGAATCGAGATCGTGTTCCCCACCTCATGCCCGGCCTGCGGCGGCGCGCTCGTGCGCCCCGAAGGCGAGGCCGTGTCGCGCTGCATCGCCGGCTTTTCCTGTCCACCGCAACGCCTCGGCTATCTCGAACATTTCGTTAGCCGCGACGCCATGAATATCGACGGCCTCGGGCCGAGTCAGATTCACGATCTGACGATGTTCATCACGTCCCTCAAGGCGTCTGACATCATGGGCCTCCCGGACGCCTACCTCTACGATTTCTACGGCGCGGATGAAGTCGCCATGGAGGATATGCCGTTCTCGGAGGTGATGGAGAACTGGAACGGCTACGGAAAGTCGAGCGTCAAGAAGCTGATGGCGGCGATCCGTAAGGCCCGTAAGGTGTCGCTGGACAAGTTCATCTATGCCCTCGGCATCCGCAACGTCGGTCAGTCCACATCACGCGACATCGCCAAGACGCTCATCACGGTCGATGAGTTCTTCGCCTGCATCCTCAACCCGCGTCTGTTCGTCCGCAAGATCGGGCATGTCGATGGGATCGGCCCGGTCGTGCTGGCATCGCTCGCGGACCATTTCGAGAACAAGGCGAATTACGAGGAGGCTTACAAACTGCGCCTCGCGTGCGAAATCGCCGATATGCCGCAGAACAGCGATGGCCCCCAGCCGCTGGCCGGCGAGGTCGTCTGCTTCACCGGTAGCATGTCGCGCTGGAGCCGCGATCAGGCGCAGCTTATCGCCGAGGAGCTTGGTGCGAAGATCGCCAAGTCCGCTCAGAAATCGACCACGGTTCTCGTCGCCGGTGAGAATGTCGGCGCGAAGAAGATCGAAGCCGCCGAGAAGAATGGATGCCGGGTCGAGAACGAGGACTGGTTCGTCGGCGTCGTGGAAGCTGCCGTCTCGGACGGCTACAAGTTGGATGTGATGGACTGATGGCCGTGAAGATTCCGATCAGCAACATCTCCTTCGATGTCGAAGGCGGGTATCTCGTGATTTTCCGGGTTGGTCCGAAGTGGATCATCGCCCCGTTCGATACGTTCGAGGAGGCGGAGAAGCACGCGGACTGGCTCGAAAGCAAGTGGACCGCCACGCAAATCCACATCTTGAGGAACACCTGATGTATCGGGTGCATCTGCAAGCGCGGTGGCCTCGCCGGTTCAACACATTGGCAGGTGCGATCACCTACATCCGCTGCATGGAACCGCTCTGGTATTATCTGGACGAGTGGAAGGATGGCGAGTGGGTGTTTCTCGTCCGCAGTGATGAGAGCCGCCTGTCGATCGCCCGGCACGACGATCCCGGCGAGGAGGACCGCACCTGATGCGCGCCTACCACGAAGTGAGGCACTATACCGCCGGTGACAGGGTTGTGGTCGTCGATGAGTGGCATCCGTGGGATGAAGAACACGGGATTCGCCATGGCGAAATATACACCTGTCTCGGCATCTCTGCTGACGGCTTCACCGCGATCGATAATGGCACCTGCGAAGAGGGCGGAAAGATCGTGGACGGTTATTATTACGAGCGATTTGATAGGACCACTGCATGAGCAGATACGTCGATAAGAAGCACGGACTCATCCTTGGCTCCGGTAACGTCTTCTTCTTCCGTGATGAAGAGAAGGCATTGCACGAGTTCAACGCGGTGGTCTGGGCACAGGGCCTCTATTTCCCCGACCACAGCACGGCCCATGGTAACATCCAGTCCATGGCCGAGCAGTTCATCTGGGACGAATGGGAAGAAGTGGTCGAGAAGCCATACGAGATGGATGGCGAGACGATCATGCTGCCGATCCATGTAACCCACCGAAAGCCCAGCACTTATGTCACCTACTGGCTGAACGAGAATGCTCCCGGCTGGGGCGTCCAGCCTCCGCCGCTTTGCGGGCGAGATTCCAGTCCTTCCATCTTCTTCGCCAAGCGCAGCCACGCCTTGGCGTTCACGAAGATGGTAGAGGAGATGCTGGATGGGGTGACGTTCATTTGACCCGCCTCACCACCCGCGAGAAACTGGCCCAGATGATCGCGGCCGAGCTTGCTGCCATGGGCATCGATATGGTCCCATTCACTGGAGACGATCTGGAGCCTGCTGAGGGCTTCTGGCGGTCACAGGACTGCTACCGGTGGGAAGCCGTCGGATTGACCTTCCTGCACGCTGAGACGGGCAATCCGATGCGCCTGAGCCTGTCAAGCTGGGAGACGATGACTGCCATCGTCCGATCCAAGGGCGTCAAGATCGAGCGGACCTATCGCGGCCTGCCTTACGAGTTCGAAGCTCACTCCATCTAAGGAACCACAATGAAGCATATCAAGGACGTGCCCGTCAAAGGCGCGGCATGGGGCGTGGCCGCTCACAACGACCGCCCGGACCATTTCTTCACCGGCTATGTGAACGGCTCGTGGCGAGCCAAGGGAGCCAACATGGAGTTGGGACGCAACGTCATTCTCGAAGGTGCGTTCGTCATCGAAACCATGTCGCGCGGACAATCGGCCGCGAAGTTCCATGGTTACTTCAAGGACGCGCCGGATGTGAAATATCTGATGGGCGTGCGAAGCGCCACCGATCTCCTCATGCTGGTTCAGGCCGGCCGGATGAAGGTAGGCGACGGTGCCTTCGAAGGCCAGTGGACCTTCGCCAAGCAAGGCTGTGACATTCTCCTGACGCCGGTGAAGACGCAGTGATCCCGCGCTGTTATCCAGTCGTTAAGAAACGGAAGGTAGACGGCATGATCATGATGGTCATGGCCGTTTTCATGGACAAGGATGAAGCCTACGCGTGGGCCGAGAATGCCAACGAATGGTATGGCGAGGATCACCCGCTCACGCCGCTCACCGTAGATACATCCGACACGCTGTTCGAGCCACGTCCGTTCCCGGTAGAAGCCTTGCGACCCAAGGCTCCGCCAAAGCGGGATTTCACGCAGTGGCCATTCGAGTAAAAAGAAAGCCCGGCGATCTCGCCGGGCTTTTATTTTACCGAAACGCCAAGAGGCTTAATTGTGGTTGAGGGTGGAGACCACCGCGCCGAGCACCTTGAGCTTGGAAAGCTGGACGTTGGAGCGCTTGCCCCGCGAGTCCTCAAGCTCGATCGTCGCCGACTTCGTCAGGCCGGCGTGCGCCCGGACGATTTCCATGCCGCCGATGACCTCGATCAGATAGGTATCGTGGCTGGGCGAGATCGCATCCGCGCTGGTGTCAGCGAAAATACGGGCACCTGCCCGCAGGTTGAATGCCGGGGCATCGTGGTCCAGCACGAAAATCTTGAGATCGCGGACTTCGGCAACGAAGCTCTGAGCGAGCGTGCGCGGCATGGCGAAGGCACCGCTCACGAAACGACCGTCCCGGCCGAACGTGACCTCTTCGACGCTGACCGTGTTCTCGGCCGCGTTGCCATTCGGCGCGGCCTTCACGCCATGCTCACCAAAGGCGAGAAAGGATGGGGAGACCTTGAGCACCTTGGCCAGAATCTCGACGACAGCGATCGGCGGCTTGATGGTGTTCGCCTCGTAGGCGTTGATCGTGCCCCGGACCTTGTCGATCGCCTCGGCGAGCGTTTCCTGAGTCACTTCTTCCTTGAGACGGGCATAAGCCAGTCGGCCGCCAAGGGTGGAAAGATCGAGGCCGATGTCGGAGCCGATCAAATCCGAGCGCCGCGCGAGGTGGCTGCTCTTGACCGCCTGCTTCGGCGGGGCCGGTGCGTCCGGCATGGTTTGAACCGATATGACACCCTTTCCGGGTGCATTCTTATCGGTCGCAATGCTAAGCTTGGCGCGTTCCTTCACCGTCGTCATTTGATGTCCTCCTGATTCGTTTCGGTGAACACAAATTCAGGCAAAACCAAAACAGTGTCAAGCGAAAATAGCGGCCCGCGCATATTGATTGCGCGACCGCCATTCTCACAACAGGACATATTTGAGGGGTTGCAGTAACCTACGACTCGAAGACCGTCCAGTTTTGTGACACCTCTGTCCAGCCCCCGATACGAGTCCCTGTAGGTGCGGTCAAGCCGCAAACGCCCTCGGCGAGAAAAAGTTGCGGCACGCTGTTCGTATTCGTGTTCGCGTAAAATTCTTGCCGCGTGGCGTCGTCAGTCAGGTCAAATTCCTGATAAGCAAGCCCGCGCTTGCGAAGCTCGGCTTTCAGGAGGGAGCAGAAGGGACACCCTTCCTTGGAGTAGACGACGATGTCCTTCATTTTGTTTCTCCAGCAATGAACTGTTTCAGCTTCGAAATGAAGCCCCACGGCGTCTTGTCCCATCCGGTGATACCGCCCTTCGAGTATTCGGTCGCCCGGCCCTCGAAGAAATTGGTGTGGGTGTGGGCGACCATCATCTCGTCGATCCACTCGAACGGATTTTCCTTCTGCCGGTAGATCGGCTTGAGGCCCAACTGAATCATGCGACGATCCGCCGTGTAGCGGATATATTTCTTGGTATCATCGGCAGTGATACCATCGATCTCGCCCATGGCGAACATCAGGTCGATGAATTTGTCTTCGAGGCCGACCATTTGTTTCGCGATGTTGCGGATCGCGGTCTTGAGGTCGTCGGTCCACAGCTTCGGGTTTTCCTTGATCAGCGTGTGGAACAGCTTGATCATCGCCTCGACGTGGAGCGATTCATCGCGCAGCGACCACTCGACGATCGTGGACATGCCTTTCATCAGTCCCCGGCGCTTGAACGACAGCAGCACTGCGAAGCTGGAGAAAAGCTGCATCCCCTCCCCGAACGCGGAGAAGATCGCGAGGTTGAGCGCGGCCTGCTCCAGCTTGGTGAACTTGGTGCCGTCGGCCTTCACCGAGTGGTCCGCGAACATATATTCGTGCTTCGCCGACATCGCTTCATATTCAGCGAAAGCGGCATAGTCCGACTCCGGCATACCGACCGTGTCGATCAACTGCGAGTAGGAGTGGACGTGGTTGCACTCAGCCGTCGCGAAGCATGACAGCATCATGCGGACCTCGGTCGGCTTGAACATCGGGATATAGAGGTCGTTGTAGCCGTGCAGGATGTCTTCGTCACCCTTGGTGAAGAAGCGGAAAAGCTGCGTCAGGAGGTTGCGCTCCTTGTCGTTCAGCTTGACGTTCCAGTCATGAACATCTTCCTGCAACGGAACCTCGCTCGGCAACCAGTGCATCTTCTGCATTGCCTCATAGGCTTCAAATGCCCATGGATAGGCGAAAGGCTTGTAGGCTTTACTTGGCTTGAGCAGCGACATCTTTCCAAATCTTTCCTGAATTGATCCGTGAAATTAGAGGACTCCCGACGCCGAACTCCGCCGCCAGTGTCTTTTGTTTTTCCCCTGAGAGTAGACGCCGCTTAATCTGAGCTACTTCTGCCTCTGAGAGTTTAGCTTGAGTGTGTTGTTCGCCTTTCAACGAAGCGAACCCTAATGTCCTTCCTTTTGACGCCTTGTCGTGCATATTGTCGGACCCGGTCCCAGCGAAGAGATGGGCGGGCCGGACACATTTTGGGTTATCGCACTGGTGACACGCTTGTAACTCACCAAGCGGCCCGGTAATACGTTCCAAGGCGAACCTATTGGCCCGCACCCGTCCCGGCTTTTCAGCGTCCCAGAAGATTCCGTAACCGTCTTTGTCGCACGCCCCGGTCCATTCCCAACAAGCGTCACCAACTGTGTAACTTGCGTCAAACCGTTGGTCGTTGGTAAGGCCGCGCTGTCCTTGAAAGTGCATAGCTATTCTTGGATGCCGTAAATGGGTGAGGAAAGTGAGGGGTGGTTACCCCTCACAACTCAGGCATCCTTCGTCTTGAGGAACAACCAGTTCGAATTGCTCGACCTTGGTGTTCATGTTCTCGGCCTTGTTCGGGGCCTTCGAGCGGACGTAATACATCGACTTGGAACCGCCGGCCCATGCGGCGAAGTGTAGTTCCAGCATGTATTCGGCATCGACCTCGGCCGGCACCGACAGATTGAACGAGATGCCCTGATCGACGAACGGCGTGCGATCGTTGTTCATCTCGACCGACAGAAGCTGGTTGGTCTCGAACGCGGTGAGGAAGACCAGCTTCTCCATCGCCGACAGGAAGTCCAGATGCTGGACCGAACCGTCGTTGGCGAGGATGTCCTTCCAGACGGCGTCGGTGTTCTTGCCTTTGGTTTCGAGCAAGGCTTCCAGCGCCGGGTTCTTCACCTTGTGCGATCCCGACAGGGTCTTGTGGATGAAGATGTTCTCCGGGTATTGCTCGATCGACGGCGACACGTTCAGGAAGATCGACGACGAGGCGTTCGGGGCCACGGCCATCTTGTGCGAGAAGCGCTCGCCGGTGCCTTCCATGTCCGGGGCCTCACCGCGCTCTGCGCCCAGCTTGATCGATGCGGCGTTCGTCTTCTTTTGCAGATGCTCGAACATCATCACATTGTAGCCGCGCGCCAGATCGGAACCCCACGCGATCCCCTTGTTCTGGAGATAGGTGTGCAGGCCCATCGCGCCGAGACCGACCGAACGCTCGTTGATCGCCGACTTCACCGCGCGCCACAGTTCCTTGGGAGCCTGCTGAATGAACACGGTCAGGGTGTTGTCCAGCATCCGCATCAGGTCTTCGATGAAGGTCGGGTGATCCTTCCATTCGTCGTAGAGTGCGAGGTTGACCGACGACAAGCAGCAGACCGCCGTGCGATCCTGTGCCGTCGGCAGCATGATCTCGGTGCAAAGATTCGAGTGGTGGATTTTGAGGCCCTTGGCCTTCAACGGCGCGGGCATCGCGCGGTTGGCTGTGTCCTTGAACAGGATGAACGGCTCGCCGGTCTGGTGACGGGTGTCCACGATCTTCCGCATCAGGCCGCGCGCCGAAACGGTCTTGACCGTCTTACCGGTCTTCGGGCTGACCAGATTCCAGTCCGCGTCCGCGATGCAGGCGGCCATGAATTCGTCGGTGATGTTGACGGCGTGGTGGAGGTTCAGCGCCTTGCGATTGGCATCGCCGCCCGACGGCTTGCGAAGCTCAAGGAACTCGTCGATGTCCGGGTGCGAGATGTCCAGATAGGCCGCATAGGAACCACGGCGCGTCTTGCCCTGCGAGAAGGCCAGCATGTAACGGTCGATGACGCAGACGAAGGGGATGCCGCCGCTCGACGCCGAACCCTTGCTGGTCGGCTCAGCGCCGCGCACAGCGATATAGCCGCCAACGCCACCACCGAGGCTGGACAGCCACGAGGTCTCTTCATAGTGCTGGTTGATGCCTTCACGGCTGTCAGCCATGTAGTTCAGGAAGCAGGAGATCGGCAGACCGCGCTCGGTGCCGCCATTCGACAGCAGCGGGGTGGCGAACATGAACCAGCCGCGCGACACATAGTCATAGATGCGCTGGCCGTGGGCAACGTCATCAGCGAAGGCAGCAGCGGCGCGGGCGAATGCCTGCTGCGGGCTGGTCTCGTTGCCGACGAGATAGCGATCTTTCAAGGTTTCGAGGGCTTGCGGGGTCAGACGGGCATCACGCCCGAGATCGATCACGATCTCGTTCGGGGAGATTGGCATAAATTTTTGGGGTCCGCTGGGTAGGAGGAAAACGGCCGCACAGTATAGTTAAAATGGCGGTGGAAAGCAAGAAACTTAACTGTGCATCAGCGAGATAAAGTGCTTGACACGTCAGACGACCGAATCGAGCGCCTTGGTGACGGAGAAACGCGGGAGAGCAAGTCCCGTGCCATAGGCCCACGTCGTGTCGCGGAACGATCGAACCCCATATGAGCCGACCTCGACGCCGCCGATCTCAAGGTCGAAACCCTCATCCGTCTTCTTCTCGTCGAGGTGCGTCCCGACCGGAAGATAGAGCGACATCACTTCCTTGGCGTCCGCCATCAACCGAGCGCCCGTCGTGTAGGGCACGGTCACGAACAACTCGATCTTCATGAACATCGGCTGATGGAACAGATCGAAATATGGCTCGAAGCGAAAGCACGGCGTGACGCCGACATAAGCACCCTCCGGCAGATCGAGGGCGAGGAAGCCCTGCTCGGCCGAACCGACAAGATGGGAAGCCTGATGGCACGGGTAGAGTTCATCCGGGTTAGTGCCGTTGATGACCGGGAGGCCGATCTGCATCGACGGGAACTGCTCAGGAAGCGTCGCCCGGATGTAGTCTTTCGAGACGGCCCACGGCACCTCGACATAGCGGTAGCCGCGCTTCTCATATTCGCCCAGCGCCTTGCCGAGCAGCTTGTAGTCGATCTTGGGCGACATCATTCCCTTGGGCGTCATGGCACCTTACCTTCCCGCAGCGGCGACCGACCGGGCTTCTTGTAATCCACGGCTTCTTCCAGCCGCTTGAGGATGTCGCCCAATTCCTGACCCAGCATCACGCGGCAGCACGAGATGTAGACCGGCGAAAATTCCCGGCCGCTATCCGACTCCTCGCGGATATTCAGGATGTCGAAGAAGCGCGTGATGTCCGCTTTGAGTTCAGGCGTCACGGCGGAGATTTCCTTTCGCGTCGAGGCGATCATTGACCATCTTGAGCACGGCCGGCGGCGCGTTCGAGATGATCTCTGCGACCATCCGGGCGAACTCCTCGTAAGGGATCGCGACGCCGCAATGGTTCATGCCATTCAGCGACCGGGTCAGGACCGTGATCGAACCGCCGCCATAGGCGTGGCAGATCGTAACGCGATCGGGATACTGGTCATCGTGAAGCTTCTGCGGCTCGGCATCGGAACCCTCGACGACATATTCGACGGGGACGGCCATGTAATCCGTGATGAGTTCGGTCATGCTGCCGGTCCTCCCCGCTCACCGCTTTCGAATGCCCGCTTGGTGGCTTCCGACATGGCGATGAGATCGTCGAGCGTGATGGTGGGGTGATGCTTGGCGAGATAACCCGTGATGGCACCGACCAGATCGGACAGTTCCATCAGCGCCATGAGGGTGATCCCTTGGTCGATCGCGTCGGCGAACTCATCCGCCTCTTCCAGAATCTTGGAGAACTCGCCGTATTCGCCCGGCTCGATCTTGGCCTTGTGATAGCCCATTAATTTTTCCCCTGCTTGAGGCTCTTACGAAAAGACCGGCTCTCCACGGCGATCGCCTTGCGGCGCTGCGCCCGGTTGAGGCCGGCATAGGGGTCTTCGGTATCCGGTTCGATCCCGACGCGCGGAGCGAGTTCCGCAGCAGTGAGGGGTTCGGTCAGGAGGATGCGGTTGCTGTAGGCCGCCAAACTTTCTGCGAGACTCATCGTCTTCCTTTGTCATTATGTCTTGACCCCACGTCTAGTTAAACTGTCGGTGGGGTCAAGAAAAAAGAGACGATCAGCCGCCGAAAACATACTTCCAGAGGGCGGCGATCACCAGCACCCAGAAGCCGATCACGGCCAGCGGGGCGATGCAGCCGACGCCGATGGTGAGGCCGCCGAAGATGGTGGTGAGGGCGGCACCGGTGCGATTGGGACGACGCTGGATCATGCCTTGTCCGCCCGGACCTGAGCGGCCTCGTTCGAGTAGGTCAGGCCGGCGTAGCGGACCGACAGCTTGGCGATGTTGCCCGACAGGCTTTCATCGCGGGTGTAGCCGGTGTGCATACGCAGTCGGGCCATCGCGACCTCCAGCCGGGCGAGGACGGCGATGAACGCATCCTTCTCGACCGCCTTCTTGTAGATCGCCACCTTCTTGGCCAGATCGAGAAGCTGGCCGCCGATCACGGCGAGGATCGCCGCGTCGTCGAAGAGATTGCTGGGGCCGCTGTCGTCGCTCATGCACAGGGTGTCGTCGCGGGAGATGCCGAGGTTCTGGCGGACCTGCTCGATATAGAATTCCATATCACCAAGCTCTTCGAGCATGTTGTCCATGTCGAGCAGTTCGTCCGTCAGTTCGGACTCCACCACCGCTTCGAGGATTTCGGTGGTCTCGCCGGCCACGCCTGTCGCGCCGTGCCAGAGATCGGCTTCCGTCGCCGTCATCTGGGCGGCGATGGTTGCGCCCGGCTTCACGAGCGCGCTGACCAGTTCAGGGTGAGTGATCGTCATAGTTTCTCCATTAGGCGGCGCGGGATGCGCCGCCGGTGTCGATGTCGTTGGCGGCAGGCTTGCTGTCGCGGTTGGTGATCTCAGCGCCGTGGCTGGCGATGAATTCCTCGGCGAAGGCCCAACAGGCGACCTGAAAATTCATGTCGCTCAGGAGGCTGCGCATATAGACGCCGATGATCTGGGCGGGCGTGGGGAGCGTCTTGCCGGACAGATCACCACCCTCGCCTTCCAGCGAAAAGCTCATCTGGCCGGTATCGGTATCGACATCGGTGATCGTGAGGATCGCCTTCGCCTTCTCCGTGCCGTAGTGCATGACGCCGGCTTCGGCCCCAGCAGCAAACAATTGCTTACCGCATTCCGACGCGCCCGCCAGAAAGTCCGGCGTGTTGATCAGCGTGTGCAGGTAGAAGCCGGTGAAATAAGCGGCAGTCGCCCGGCCCTCATCGATCTGGCTTCCTTCGGCGTGGAAGTCCACGCGGTAGGTGCCTTCTTCAAGGCTGTGGTCGGTTACGGTCAGCGTGATAACAGTCATTTTCGATACTCCCCTGAAACACCCTACCTGCGACAGGTCACAGGTTACTAAGCAACTTGAGGAAGCGCTGATGAAACTCTTCGATGGCTTCGCGGGTTCGACCCGGTGCAGCCCTCAGATTGGTGATCTTGTGAGCGTCAGGTAGGCGCTCGATAATCTCATCAATCAAAGCCTCAGAAGCGTGCTCCCCCTCGGCGGCAGTGATCCAGTTGGCGGTGATGCCAACGCACACACCCCCAGCCTCGTCCACTGCCGTTTTTTCGTTCGGGAAACGCACGTCGGTAATGACGACCTTGTCGAAATTACCAGCCCGGCGGATCGCAGTGCCGACCCAGAGGTCGTCCGCAATCTGATCTCGGCCCCATTCGGTCCCCAAGGTCTGCATCGCATACCGAGGAGTGCGGCCCGCAAGATATGGCGTCGGGACCTCCTTGAGGTCGCCTTCCACCATTCGTTCGATCACTTCTACCTCCACGCCCTGATAGGCGAGGAGACTCCGAATCATGTCCTTCAAGGCTCCGGCGAACTTTACGTTCTCGTAACCTGCCGACAGCAGAACCTCTGCTGCCGTATCTTTCCCTGCGCCCTTCCGACCGATAAGTCCGACGAGTTGTGGTAGCGATGTCATTGCTTTGCCTTCCGATTTCCTACATGACAAGTGCCTGCGGCGAAATGAGTGATTTTTGCGACGAGTTGAGGAACCTTCATTTTGGCTTAACTATTTGTTAAGCGAAACAATCGGCCAAATTCAAAGGTTTTCAGCCCGTCGTCAGGCGACGAGGACCAGTCGCTCGGCTGCTCGGGTGATCGCGGTGTAGAGCCACTTATCGGCGTCGTTTCGGAACGAACCCGAATCGTCGTGGACGATCACCTCATCCCATTGGGAACCCTGCGACTTGTGGCAGGTGATCGCCCAGCCGAAATCAAGCTGGTGATCGGTGTTCCGCGAACGGAAGGCCATGTTCTTGCTGGCGGTCGCGAAGTTCTTTTCCTTCGCGATGTGCTCTTCGAACAGGCCCTGATAGGCGAACATCTTGAACGCCTTGCCGTCCTCGTCGCGGATGTCCGCGAGGAAGCGGGCAACACCCTCGTCCGCCATGCCGTGGTCGATCCCCGAAAAGACCTGCGTGCCATTGACCAGAGGCGGATGCTCCCGGCTGTTTCGGCACATGATCAGCGGCTCACCGGCGTGCGGCAGCGTATCGAGGAAACCGCCGGCCTTGCGCATACGCTTGGTCTGCTTCCAGCGGTTCTTGTTCGTGCCGACGATCACCTGACAATCGCGCTCAAGGTCGAGCGTGTATTCGTCCTTGTTCGGCGGCACGACCAGAACGCCGTCACCATAATCACCCCACTCCGGCCGGCCGCCCTTGCGGACCAGCGTGGCCAGATAGATGATCGGGTTGTCAGCAGCCTGACGATGCACCTCGGTCAGGAAGGCATCGGGCGTCCCGTTCAGGAAGCCGGGGTCCTCCCCTACCGGTGGAAGCTGACCGGGATCGCCCATCACGAGGATGGGAATCTCGAATTCGATCAGGTCGGTCGCCATCTGCTCACCGATCATCGAACCTTCGTCGAGGATCATCAGCTTGATGTTTTCCTTGACCAGCCGCGAGTCCGGGTTGAGCGAGAAGCGGAGATCGTTCACGTCATAGGCGCGGTCCAAATCCTTCGTCAGGATGTGGATCGTCTTCTCGGCCTCGTGCAGATCGGCTTCATAATCGCCGGTCGGCGGGTGAACGTCACCCGCCTTGAGCATTACGATGAAGTTCTGCAACTCAGCCAGTTCGCGCTCCAGCACCTCGGCCTTCTGCATCTTGGGCTGATAGATCAGCGAGTGGATGGTGCTCGGGTAGACGTTGATGCCTTGGGCGCGCAGCTTCGTGCCCATGACCTTCGCGGCCTTGCCGGTCGGGGCGGCGAAAGCCACCTCGCTCGGCTCCAGTCCGAGAGCGTCGAGGATGTCGGGCAGGATCGTGGACTTACCGGTGCCGGCGAACCCGCACAGGACGAAGACGAGCCGCATGGCGGTGTCGTTCTTGAACCAGTGATTGATCTTGCGGACCGCATCCCCCTGTTGTGGAGAAAGCGAGAACATGCAGGATTACTCGCCGGCCTGTGCGAACGGAGTCGGAGCGGCCTTGGCCAGCGCGCCGGGCGAGCGCATTTCGAACAGCGCCAGCATCGACGACAGCAGTTCGCGGAATTCCTGCTCGGCCATCTGGAGCGTGCCACGGCCGGCGATGCCGATCGTGTAGGTCGGGTTCGGCATCTTGTCGCCATAGAGGACGTTGACCAGTGCGTGCTTGCCGCACCATGCGCCGTTGATCAGGACGCCGGGTTCACGCACGACCTCGCCGGACATCTGGGCGTCGGGCAGGCGGGCGAGAAATTCAAAGGGGTTCTTGGCAGCTTCGGCCATATTCTTGTCTCCGGGAATGGGTCGATCAGCGCGAACCGGGCTGACGGGTAGTCAGGTCCAGCAGCGCGAGACGGAGGGGATGGTCACCGGTGACGCCGTAGGCGAGGTGACCAAAGCGGGTGTCTTGGTCGATCGTATCGACACCCTTGATGGCGATCGTGTCGTCGATGCAGGTCAGCGGAGTGCCTGCCTCGATCTCTGCAAATTCCTGCGGCGTAATCAGGCACAGGACTTTGTCTGCATCCCACCATGCGCTCATGGGCTTCTCCTTGAAGAAGTGGGCGTCCCCGAAGGGACGCCCAACAGATCAGTCGAAGCGACGCAGGCGGGCGTTGGCCGGCGCAGCGCCACGACGGGCACGGGGAGCCGGCTCGTCTTCCTCGGCCGGAGCGGCGGCAGCGGCCTGACCACGGCGAGTGCGGGGAGCCGGGGCTTCCTCCTCTTCCTCGGCCGGGGCGGCAGCAGCGGCGCGACGGCCACGACCGGTGCGGGGAGCCGGCGCGGCGTCCACGTCATCCTCCTC